TTTTCTGTAAGAAATATGATCGACCGGGGGGTAAGAGCTGCGGGATACCAACCAGAGGGATACCCACCCAGGGCTGCTGGAGGTGCGGATAGAGGAGAGCAAATTAGAGTTGCACGAGCACCTAATAGTGCTATAGGACAAAGTCCACCTAATATTATTCGTCCTCGTCCTAGGGACCAAAATGCTGGAAAAACAAAACGTCGTCGTGGTAAAAAGTCCATGTATCGTGGTGGGTATGTTGAAAAACTGCGAGCAAAAAAGACACGCAAGCGCGCGCGAACAAGTAAACGGCGGAGTGGGCGCCGGTCTGAGTCTTCTTCGTCTTCTTCTTCAGCTTCTTCAAATTCCAGACAAAAGGCCATGCAGGGTAGGAAGATGTAGGCAGTCCTTGGCCCACGAACCTGTAATTTGACGATGTTGTAATTGACGCGGATCTCTACGAATACGCTGAACACGCTGTTGTTCATTGTAAACGCGACGCCAATTACGCTGAATTAAGCGTATCCAATGGGTTTTTATAATTGCGACACGCTCGTCGCCACTCAAATAAATACATTCAGCAATCTGTGGTTGAATATATTTATCATCTGCAACTATGTTTGGATAATTGCGTAGAATTGGATGGTCTAGCAAATTCGGCGACAACTGGCCGTATTGTTTTGTGTACATCTTGCATATTTTATTTACTTTTTTTATGTTTGCTTTTTGCTTCTCAAATGTCTCCATGACCAAATAGTGGCCTTGGACATTGGCATCGCTTTCTTTTGTAAACCCGTGGATTTTTTTATTGTGCAACTCGCATATAACTAGTGAAAACCTGTTTTGACTCATTTTGAGTTAATATCTTAGATATTACATGTTGAATATTAACCATTCCGTTTCATTTTTTTTTACAATGAATATATATATATACTATGAAAATGCCCAGTTCAGTTTCAAAATTGTTAACAAACCGATATGTTTTATATTTAGTCGCTCTTTTAGCGTTATTCAACGTTATCGGATATATGATGATGGACAAAACTCAAATAGTAATCTTGTTTATTTTGGTAGGGTATCTCATGACGCATTTTAGCAAAAATATGGTTATTGTGCTTTTGGTTCCGTTGATTTTTGTGAATCTCTTAGCTTCTAGAATCATGACGAAAGAGGGATTTGAAGAAGGGGCTGCTACTAAAGAACCTACCACTGATAGCAATGCCTCCAAACCAAAACCATCTGCAACGCCCGATGCCAATAACACTAATGTAGCAACTGACGCAGCTTCCACATCCAAGACAACTAACCCAACTAAAACATGCAAGGAGGGCGAAAAATTCAATGAGGTTGAAGGTAAATGTGTAGCAACGGATGGATTTGCAAGCGCAGGTGGAAGAAAGGGCGCGTCGCGCGTTGACATGGGTTCCACTCTTGAGCAGGCCTATGACGATTTAAATAGCGTTTTAGGAAGCGATGGAATAAAAAATTTAACGTCTGATACGCAAAATTTGATGAAGCAGCAACTTCATTTGGCGGAAGCGATGAAAGAAATGGGTCCTCTTATGCAACAAGCACAAAGTATGTTAAAAACCCTCAATATTGATGGTATAGGCGATTTGCCTTCTCTCATCAAGAAGTTCGGCGTGAATACGAATGCTCTTCCCACACCAGGTAAATAAACGTGTCTAAAAATAAATATTAATAGTATATATTATATAATATTTATGAAAAAGTGTCCTCCTGGTATCATTTGTATTGAAAACATTACAATGGTTTTTATAATTATAGCAGTTGGATTTATTCTAATGCACGTATGGAATCAGCCAAAACAACAAAATCAAAGCCAACAAGTCGTTATTAAGGAAGAACCGAGAGACGTTGATGGAGGGTGGGGAGGGGGTGGAGGCATGGGTATGGGTATGGGTATGGGTATGGGTATGGGTATGGGTATGGGTGGAGGTATGGGTGGCGGGGTTTACATGCGTCCAAATGTTGCATATACAAACTTGCCTGGCGACGTCTTATTGAACCCCTATGCTCCGCCATTACGCGATGAGAGATATTTGGTACCGATCAACGTCTCCACAAATGTTGGCGCGGTAGATACGACCTATCGTCAGGTTGGCCTCATGACGCCGTTAAGTGGAAGCAACAAGGACAAAATATTGCCGTTGATGGGGCGACCTGTGTTTGTATCACGCGACAAGTGGCAATATTACACCATGAGCGACCAAAACAATAGTATTAAATTGCCAATCTCGCGAAATGGGCGTAGCTGCACAACTGAATATGGTGTTGATAAGTTGTATAATGGTGATACAGTATATGTGGAAGGATATAATCAAGCCTTCAAGATAACTATTTATGACAATGATGTTATTAAATATTTGCCGTTTGTGTAAGAGATTATTCAGGAGCTAGTTGTGTTTGTTTTACTACGGCACTTACTGCAAGTGGTACAGCGATATCGGCATCTTGATTTGAACCTGATGCTGGATTTTCTCTCATTTTGTTTACAACCGCTGTTGCAATTTTATCTGCAATAATATTTAATGCGTCTGCTACGGATGGCGGTGCAGAGGATTCTGGTTTCACGTTTTCAGCTACAACGGGTTCTTCTGCTGCTTGTTCGGGAACTGGTTCAGGTACTGGCTCCACCACAGGTTCAGAAACTGGCTCCACCACAGGTTCAGAAACTGGCTCCACCACTGGTTCAGAAACTGGTTCCACTGCAGGTTCAGAAACTGGCTCCACTGCAGGTTGAGAAACTGGCTCCACCACAGGTTCAGAAACTGGCTCCACTGCAGGTTGAGAAAGTGGTTCAGAAACTGGCTCCACCGCAGGTTCAGAAACTGGCTCCACCACAGGTTCAGAAACTGGCTCAGTTGTGGTTGCAATCGCTTCGTCTGAAGCAGGTTTTACAACAAGAGGAACTTTTTCATCAGGATCTGTGCCACCTATCCATTCTATTTTTCTAGGGTCGACCATTTTTTTCATAGAGGAGCGATGTAAATTTAGGGGTTTTCTTTGTCTAAATGTTTTACTCGCGCGCCTATATTTACGTTGATTTTTATAACGTCTCATTGTTTGTTTTTTCTTATGAAATAGTTTGGATAATTTACCCTTTGTTAATTTCATCGCTTATATAATTAAAATGATATTTTTATTTATATAGATATATTATTAGATAATACTATGGCAGATTTCAATATTTCACAAGATAATGTTTCTGGCGAATGCAATTTAAAGTGTTCGTATTCATTTCAATATTCAAATAGCAACTGCGTCGCAAATAATACTGGAAGCGCTATTACGTTATCGTATGATGAAAGCAACGTTCCGCCCGTGACATATAATGGAAATAAATATAAAGTTTCCAGTGTCAGTATATCTACAAATATATACTTCTTGTTTAATGGAAAACAGCCAAATGGAACTATAAATATTAGCCATACCCCCATTGTCGGAGGTACACGATTTTCAGTTATGATTCCAATTATTTCTGGAAATAGTTCTATGCCTTCTAGCAATATTTTAACACAAATCATCAATCAGACCGCTAATTTAGCACCCAAGTCTGGAAATAAATCTGTTATTAGTGTTGAAAATTACAATTTAAATAATATTGTTCCTAAAAAGCCATTTTATTCTTTTAATATACCTGATCCTGGTGGTGGTTCGGAGGTGATAGCATACGGCCTTGAATATGCTATTACGATAGATGCAGATACTATTGCAAAATTAAATAGTATTATTAAAGGTGAAACGTATATAGCAAAAGCTACAGATATGGGTAAGATATTCTATAATCCTAAAGGCCCAAATTCAAGCGGTTCCAGCTCTGGAAATGACGATATTTATATTGATTGCCAACCGGTAAATGTCTCCGAGGAAACAATTCAAATGTCAACTGAGAATAAATTGAGCGCAGATTATCAAATGAACTCAGACTACAATGCGAGAGATACCCTCTTAAAAATATTTTTCAATCCATGGTTTCAGTTATTATTATTAATTTTTGCAATCGTTCTTTTCTATTACTTCATCCAATTTGTTCTTAAACTTGGCGACGTAAAAGTTGTAAAGTAGCAGTTGCAGTAGCAGTTGTAAGAAATACTTCATATGTTCATGTCTAGTAAATGACATCAACATACATACACACAAATCTAAAAGGTTATGTGTGGAATAATTTAGGCGGATACTGGTGAGGCGTCAGCAGTAGCCAAAAGCATCGGTTTGTAGGATGCAGGAGACTCAAACGGCGGATATTTATTGATTGTTCTGAGCTTCACCATTTCTTGTTCTAAAGTATAAGGAAATTGATTGAACGCGGTAAGATCGCCCATTTTTTGTTTTTCAGAAGACCCAAACTTGAGCAAAGCGGTCGATCCAGTCGCCATTTCAGAACGCCTGACCAAATCAAATGCGACAAATAGTGCTAAAACCCCCAAAACTGGATTCACTGAAACAAGTAATATTAACGCAATAACATATACGATTATTTTTCCATACATAGTATCTATCATAGTAGCAATAGTTTCCGGAATAGGATATCCCATAATTAGATAAATTATAAAGATGATTCCCAAAACCACATGACTAGATTGTGTCTTTTTTAATACAGGTTCCATATATCTTATTATTAGATTTTATTATCTCAAACAACCTAAATATTATGCGCTAAACTAAAGTAGGCACTATGCAAAATTTAACAACAACCTCCACAAATGAACTCAATACATATATTGGACAAAAAGGATACACTATTTTAAAAAAAGAATTAAACGATAAGCAAGTATCTCTCATCAAAAAGGAATTAATGGTTCGCCCCTATATCCCTGGCTCCCCCGTAAATAATAACGTAAAAACTTTCCCCGCCTATCGCGAATCCGTTCAAAAATATTATTTGCCTAGATATTTTGGCGAAGAGCATTTTGGCGCGGCCAAGGAAATGAAGTTGGCAGAAGGGGATAATATTTCTGTCGCATTTAATGGAGAATTAAGAGAGCATCAATGGGGTCCAGTAAATTCATATTTAGACAAGGTGCGCGCGTCGACGACAGGTGGTGGTGGATTATTGGACCTGCCTTGCGCATTTGGAAAAACCAGTTTGTCCTTGTATATTCTCTCTCAACTAAAAAAGAAGACACTTGTTTTGGTGCACAAAGAATTTTTGTTTAACCAATGGATTGAGCGTATTCAGCAGTTCTTGCCTGGAGCGCGTATCGGCAGGATTCAAGGACCCGTTGTTGATATTGAAGACAAGGATATCGTCTTGGGTATGATTCAGTCGCTCAGTATGAAGGAATATCCGCCGTCAGTCTTTGAGAGTTTTGGTTTAACAATTATTGATGAGGTGCATCACATTTCAAGCGAGGTCTTTTCCAACACGCTTTTCAAACTGGTCACGAAATATATGCTTGGGCTTTCGGCGACGATGAACCGCAAGGATGGGACGAGCAAGATATTTAAGATGTTTTTGGGTGAGGTTGTTTTCAAGGAGAATAGGAAGCAGGATCATCCAGTAGTGGTTCGTGCGGTTGAATACAAGATTGATGACGAGGAGTTCAATGAAATTGTCTATGATTTTCGCGGAAACCCGCAGTTTAGCACGATGATTACCAAGTTGTGCAATTACAACCGAAGAAGTGAGTTTATTTTGCAGGTACTCGGGGATATGTTGCGCGAAAATCCGAACCAGCAAGTCATGATTCTAGCTCACAACAAATCACTGCTCAAGTATTTGTATGATGCGATTGCCGCGCGTAATATTTCATCGGTGGGATATTATGTGGGTGGAATGAAAGAGGCGGCGTTGAAGGAGAGCGAAAGCAAGAAGGTAATTATTGCGACATATTCCATGGCGGCAGAAGGGCTCGATATTAAGACGCTTACTACATTGATTATGGCGACACCTAAAACGGATATTGAGCAATCTGTTGGGCGAATCCTGAGAGAAAGACACGGCACGCCTGTGGTGGTTGACGTCATTGACAAGCACGACCTATTTCAAAAGCAATGGGCAAAGCGAAAAGCATTTTATAGAAAACAAAACTATAAAATAATTCATACGACTAGCTTGGATTATACACCAGATACAAGCAAATGGCGTGTAGTTGAGTCTAAGAACAAGACTATCGGCGACGCAACATGCACAAAAAATACGAATGACGAGATGTTGCAAGGAACTTGTTTTCTCAAAATCAAACCCAAAATGAATTAGATATCAGTGCATTATTTTCGGCGTCTTGTTGTTGTCCGCTTACGTCGTCTCGTGGATCTTTTTCTTTTGGGTCGTTTAGCTCTAGATTTGGCGCTTGGTCGTGGATGTCTTCTCGTGCGTTTACCTCCCATAGTTGGTCGTTCAACTTGCTTGACACCATTGTTTTGATTATAAAAATAAATTTTACCCGTGCTTCTTGATATAAGTGGTACCCAACCAGCGGGTAATCCTATACTAGCTTCTACTATACGTGGGTCGTCTGTTGGTACTTCGTATTGCTTGTTGCCAGTATTTTTATTATTATAATAAATTCTACCGGTGCTTCTTGATATACGTGGTTCCCAGTCAGGAGGTAATCCTATACTTGCTTCTGCTATACGTTGGGCATCTGTTGGTGATGCAGGCGGAGGCGGAGGCATAGGTGCCGGTGGAGGCATCACGACATCAGGTTGGGGGTTTTTAGCCTGTGTCATAAGTGCAGCTGCTGCTGCACGCGCACGCTTACGTCGTCTAATTTGGTCTATTCTACTTTCTTGTTGTTGAATAGGTGCTGGTGCAGGCATAGACATAGGCGGGGGTTCTGGTTCTGGTTCCGGCTCGGGTTCAACATTATCTTTTTCATCGTACATTTCGTACATTTCTGGGGGTAGTGGATATACCCAGCTTTTAAATTCGTCATCCCATATAGCCTCGTCGTCTGGTGGGTTATCTTCATCATAATAATTTGGCTCTTCCGATTCTCCTTCATATTCATATTCATCTTCTGATTTACTATTACTTTTCATTAAAGTCCCGTCTCGATTTATTCTTTCACCTGATTCATTTACAAGTTCTTCATCGCTATTCTCTATTTTATAATGATTATAATTTTCAGCGTCTTCTTCCGTGTCGTAATAATACATTAAACCATTTTTTGTCCTAGTATATACTCGCCGAGTTAATGGAGGCAACCTTGGTCCAAATGTTATATTAGCTGCGTCAATATATCCATCATCTGCAGTTGCCGCTGTGGCAGCACTTACTTTTTGCGCACCTCTTATAGCATTACGCTGAGTAATTTTAGGTGTAATTGCTAGATACATTGGTGTGGATTTTGTTCCATCATAATTTTTATTATATATCCAAATTTTGTCATTTACTCCCCATGTTTTATTGAGTTTTTTTAATGTGGAACTCAATATTGTCGCCCATTCCACATGGTCAAAATCTTTAGGAAATCCATCACGACTTTTTGCAATCGTAGCATCCTCTATTATATCCTCCTTAATTCGGTCAAATACATCTTTATAGTTCGTTAATGAATTTGCATATGCCTCCTGTTGTTTAAAATTGGGAGCATATAGTATATATTCTGTCCCATCCATCGTTGAAAATTCATGTTTTTGGTCAGCTTTTTTTTTTGTAAATTCTGATCCCCAATCTTTTTTTGGTACTCGAGCCATGTGCTATATATATATTAAACGAGAATATATAAAATAATGTATTTATTGAATATACATTATTTTTATGAAAAATGATTATAGCATGTAAGGTCTTCTCGATTTTCTAACATAACGCCCCTTACGATGAAATACTCGGCTACCTCTTTTAGTAGTAAAGTTTTTTCTTCCTTTACGGGTTTTGGACATGCTTCCTTTACGGAAACTATAAGGTCTGTATGATTTTCTTACATAACGACCCTTACGATGAAATACCTTATCACCCTTCTTGGTAGTATAGTTTTTGCGTCCAGGACGAGTTTTAGAGCGAGTTCCAAAAAAAGAGGCCATTCTATTATATAATAGTACAGAATAAATAATTTTGCTAAATCTTTGTTCAGTTTAGCAGAATTTTAAACGCACAATCAGTATTACATTTTCACATTCAAAATTATTTGCCTTGTGTCGCTTCGTAGTGATTATAATTGTCCTTGCAATTATTGTATTGGTGATAAATGGGAGGATTTGCTAATGCAGAAAGACTAGCAGGAAGCGGGCCACCTAGCGAATATCCAGGAGTATAAGGCACATTACTATCAAATTGTGCGTATTCGCCTCCGCGTTGGCGACGCGTTCTCCTTACTGGTTTACGTCCATATCTACGAGAGCCACCCATACACTTGCGACGACCACCAGAACGTCTATAAGTGGAGCGCCGACGGCGACTTGAACTTCTTCTCATGCTTTTTTTCATTCTATATAATTTACTAATATTATTTCTTCGTCGGATTCTTCTTCTACTTCCGCCCCCCATCCAGTTTCCACTAGTAGCTGCAATATTGTTAGAAGCTCCTCTCATACTATGAATCGATGCTGGAATTTCATTGCTACCAAACCCGCCTGCATATGTTGATCCAGCTACATTCACCGCTGCGGGATTTACATTACTATTTGGATATATTCCGCCATAACCTAAATTAGACGCACAGGACATGTATATATTGTATTATTATTATTTTTATTTTGAGTTTGATTACTTATCAACCACGCGCAATGGAACCCATTTTTTGAATTTATGATTATATGCGCATGTCATGGTATATTCTCTGTCTAAATATACAAACTTGTCGACTCGGTCATTTTCGAATTCGTCTTCTGAATCGCTTTCTTCCAAAGAATCCAAATTTGCGTTTTCTTTAATATTTCTAAATAACTGGTTCATAAACACGCTTGTTTTATAATCAGGAATATATGCAGTTCCAACCAATGATTTGTTTACTGGGTCGCTCAAGTGATAAATATCGTTTTGGAGGTCAGGTTTTATGCTGAAAACGCGCTCGTAAACTGGATATTGCTTATTATTCGTGCGTTGTTGGGGTCTAGACGGCGTGTGGGTTGTGGGGGTATATGTGGGTGTGTGGGCTATGGGTTTGCTAGCAACAACCGGCGTATCAAGCTGTGGAGGAGCTGGTGGGGGTAGTTGTTGCATTGGCGAATCATTTGCTTGCATAACAATATATGATTTGACACGGCAAATAGTAGGCTTGTTAAAATATCTATATTGGAAATACATAATTCGCTGTGTGCGGTCAATTTGTGCAAGTAATGCATCGGTGTTGTCGCTCATCATGGGTAATCCAAATGTGATAAACGACGGACTATACGAATTTTGACCTAAATCGGTCGTAAACATGGATTCAAATAATCTGAGTTTGTCCAAATACAGAAACGATTGTATATTTTTTCCCTTGTAATATATGACATCTTCAATCGTAAAAAAACGTCTTTTTTCGTGGAAAAAAAGTGTGCCATACAAAATAGTGCCGATACTCAGGGATTCGTGAAAACAACACGTAACTAGATGATATTTCTCTATTTGTTTTTCAGCACCAATTTCAAGGATATAACATACATTTTTATCATTTTTTGTTGTGAACCATGCAAAACATTTCTTCCCGACGGGAATCGCCAAGACTACGTTTGCATCGAAAACTTTCTTATGCATAAATGTTTCATAAGAAAGTTTAATTTTAGGGAAGTCTGCTAATATGGATGTATTGTGTGTCGCCATATATGAACATGGGTTCATGTCTTTATATCTTTTTGTATATTACTCAAACTCAGCTACAGGTTAGGCGCGTGTTGTTGCTTTTTGATAAAGTTCTTCAGCTCATTTTTCATATTATTATCGTCGCTCGCTGGCTGAGTTGCTTCAATGTCGGGCAATAGCTTGTCTGTATATATGTCTAAATGATGAATTGGTGTAGTATCGCTAGACCGATCATGACTTTGGCCTATACCCTGATTTATCACATTGTAAATATCTTCATATTTTTTTGTAGGAACATTCACTAAATCCTTAACTTTTGGATAAGTTAATGTATCCTTTAATATTTGAATTAAATGATGGACCAACAAAATAAATATAATAGATATAAAAGTCGCTTGAACTACCCAAGAAAACATAAGTTATAATAGTGTTAGATTAGTTAAACGTCGATAAAAACTCATTGAATTCATTTAAAATCATTGGGTCGTCGATTGAATTGTTGCTATGCGTATCAAAATAAAAATTAGTAGGAATAAAGTCATCATCATCAGTCGTGACATCGCCCTCAACTACAAGTGTCAACTTGGAATTACAAAATACATAATGATTTTTTTTAATAATAATATGTTCAGGCGAAAGTTGGTAATGCTGTTTTTTTGTATAATAGGACTTGTCAATAATAAAATCAAGTCCGTGAATAGTTACAAGTTCGATTGGATTATCCATCGGTACTAGCTTGTATAGTTCATTATTTTCCATTATATATATTCCATTATTTGTATAAAATTCAACACACGTGCATTTATCATGCTTAAATTTATTTTTTAGAAGATGAATCTTCAACTTGTTTGGATTATAATGATAACTATCAATATATAATTTCATTATTATATTATTATTATTTAATATAACAAACTATTTAAACCCATTGGATACAAAATATAAATGACGAGCATTCTGATAGTAGAAAAGGGTGGAAATTTAAAATCATTATCTGTGAAGGATTATCAAGAAGATGAATTGTTCAAGAAGTGCGGATTTAAAAAGGCAGACGGATTTTCGAAGCACCACGATTGGACCATCAAGTTGTCGGGCAGTAAATATGTTGTTTCCGCATATGGTAAGACTGAAGGAAAAGCAAATGGAGAAAATAAATATGATTTCCCTCCGCCGATTGACAATGTATTATTCTTTGGTTCATGTGCATTGGTTTGTCATAAAGTGGAGGCCGGCACAACCACCACATGTAATTTAACGTTGGAGCTTTGGGAAAAGATGTATGAGAAATTATTTGGAGGTTTTGAAGATTTGGCTGCAACTTGTGCGGAGGATGATGCAGAGATAGATGAACTGGAAAATGTGCCCAAGGAAAAGAAAACAAAGCAGGGTTATTTGAAGGACGGCTTCGTGGTGGATAGTAGCGATACAGATAACGATGATGGTGGAGATGATGGTTCGGAAAATGAGGACGACGATGATGAGGATGATGACGAGGATCAAGCTATCGGAGACAATGATTTGATAGTAGAGGATATTGGATCAGAGTTGGACGAGGAAGAGTATGACTACAGCTCGGATGAAGCATAATTTAATATCAAATAAAATTGATTATAATTTAAATATATTTGTATTTACATTATAGATATAGATAAGAGGATGCGAACGATATCAAATCCAGATGAATTTCGTAAGAATGTTTCAGAAAAATTAAATGTCATTTTGAAACAAATAAAAACAAGTGTTAATATGGAAAAAGGAATTTACAATTATGCGGTGAAAGAAGCCAGCGCCAAAAAGGTTGTCAAGAAGTGGGATAATCCGCATTTTGTACAAATTTATGTTGACCGGGTCCGTAGTATTTATTTCAACTTGAATAACGAATCGCTTTTACAGCAATTGGCGGATGGGACTATTAAGCCACACGTCGTCGCTTTTATGACGCACCAAGAGCTTCGGCCAGAGAAATGGGAAAAACTTATCCAGTGCAAGATTCAGCGAGATAAGCATAAATATGAAACGAACATAGAGGCTGCAACAGATACGTTTAAATGCAGGAAGTGTCATTCAAATAAGTGCACGTATTATCAAATGCAAACCAGGTCGGCGGATGAGCCCATGACAACATTTGTCACCTGCATTGATTGTGGAAATAGATGGAAATGCTAATAAAAAAATGAAATCGTTTTCAGTAAATACATCAATACAACACTACAATAAAATAATTACCAACATGTCAAACAAAGTAATACAGACCGAGTTATTCATCAAGTATCTGCCGACAGATTTGTCACGATATACATATAAGTTCATATATCGTGATGTAAAGGTAAGTTTCTGGCGCCATAAATATAACATGCGCGACCTATTAAACAATCTCTATGATTATTGTGGCGGGTATGAATACTTTGCAAATAAGATTATAGAGATATTTACACAATATTTTCCAAACGACATACACAAAATTACAGATGATTGGTTTATTCTTGAAAGAGAAAAAGTTGCTGGGCATGGTTGGACCAAATACTACAGGTTGCCATATTTCGGAGACTACGAAGAGGACGTAGCCAATACATATTATGAAGGCTTGTTTGATAAAATCGCAGCGATTCTAGACGAAAAAACGCCAGACGAGTTATATGGTTTGCTTGCTGGATTAGTGCTTATTAACAACAAAATGAATAAAAAACTGCTTGCCGTCGCCTTATAAAAATAAATTGCAAAATATAAAAATGAATCGTTTGTTTCGATTCTTTTTTTAGGTGTGAACCATCGACTTTATAAAAAATAAAAACAAACCCAAAACCAGGCTATAATGAGCAATGGACGTGTAATAATAATCCATTCTATAAAGGAAGCAGGTAAAGTCCATTTTTTTGCTGGAGCTGGTCTACGAATGAAATCATTCAATATCTCATCTGGAAATGACGAATTTACTTTGCGTAAAAACATGGCATACTTGTTCTTGTCAAGGAATGTATTTATAAACTGAATGTCTTCCGCCGTGCCGTCTTTGAATACGTATGGGCTGGTGGGCGACGACATTTTTTCCCAGTCAGTTGCATGCGAAATCTCATTTTTCACATTTTCTAATCGTTTTAGTCCATGCAAAATAATGGCAAATACACTTTCATTTGCAAGACCACCTTCGCAAACACGTTTATAAATGACATTGCCAGACGAGGCGAACCGAACGCACGCAAACGCGTCTTCTCTCTTGAGTACAAACCAAGGATCGTGTCCCAGATGGAACTCTTCTGTTAAATGGCGTAAATTAGCTCGGTTGTTCAAGTGCACATTCCACCAAGCCCTTTTCCACCGAAAGATACTATGATTATGATTTTGAAAGAAAATATTGCGAAAATGCTGTGGCGAAATAATTGGCACACACGAATCCGTAAGCATACAGAACCATTTGTTTTCTGGGTCATGGTCGTGTGCGTAAGACAATAGATTCATATAGGCGGGAACGACGTGATAATATGTAGTATTTGCAATATATTTGGCTGAAATGACGTGTTCTTTTATCCAAGGAGACTTTATTTTGGTGTAGTCCTTATAATGAAAATAAACATTTATCAGGTCGGCATTGGTCTCTATCCATTCTCTCCAAATATGTTCCTTGTTTAATGAATGATCATAACTTATGATGAAACACAATGCGACTTTCATTGAGCCAGTAAGTATAACAATATAAAAAAATAGTATTATATTGTTATTCTCTCAAATTATTTATTTGGCAACAACGGCGTTTGCATCTATCTATATATTTTCAATTATATTAATTAGTTTATTTTCACAAGCGCTCATTGATAAATTTTCTAATATATATTCCCTTGGCTTATATGAAGTTAAATTATCCGTAAATTTTTGAAACTTTTCTTCTATTTCGGAAATGTTTGTGAATGATTCTCCACATCGGTTATCCCAATATGGTATAGAACTTGCTGGTATATCCGAATAATTACAACCATACTCTTGATTCATTGATGTTACGTCCCATACAAATAAAGGAACATTACAAGATAACGCTTCTTCCAGAGCAAATCCTTGGCTTTCGTGTCTTCCCAACCATATACCAAACCTAGAATTATGTAAATAATTAATGTAATCTTCCTCCTTATATTTTGAGGTGTACCCAAAAACGTGAACATTTATATTGAGTTTTTCTAAAAAATTTAACATGAAATCCAACTCTTCTGGTTTGCGTTGTTTATAATATAAAAATACACTTGTTCTTTTTTCAAAGGATAATATTTCATTAAATTTATCAGTATCTACTCCAAACGGAAGAGATGCAACCTTTATATTTTTACATATTGGGTTATATTTCCAAACGTCTCTAGCCCAATCACCTGGTTGAATATATATTACATTATTGCCTGTTATAATATCCACCTGATTTTTTTCTGGAAACACGCTGAAATGCGGACCAAACATAAATTTTATATTTGGGAAATTATTTACATTTATTGAATTGCTTGGTGAATATACACAATCAAATTGTGTTAAATCCATACTATTTATTAGATTTTGGTCATTAATTATATAAAAATCAATATTTTTATAATTCATCAGTGAGTTATGATTTTTAGGATGCATCCAATCATGAATATAAAGTATTTTCATTATACTATACTTTATATAAATATATTTAAATTAAACTTAATTCAATTAAAAATATTATATAGAAACATCAATTATATTATATTATATTAATGGTAAAAATAGCGTTTCATGATAATTGCCTTTGTGAAAGAGGAACAACTATCTCCTTATATGATTATGCTTACTATAATAAACATTACTTAGGAAATGAAAGCATTATTATGTATATAGGAAATGATACACGAAATGTTCCGGGTGTTTTGGATAAATTCAGAAAGGAGTTTACATTAAGACCATATACTAACTGGCAACAGGAAGCCGATAATATATTGACAGAGGAAAAATGTGATATATTATACATGCAAAAAGCGGGTGAATGGGATGGCAAAATGGCTTCTGTTTGTAAAAATATAATACATTGTGTATTTAATACTGGCTATAAACATGGCGACGTATATGGAAGAATATCTGGATGTTTTGGAGAAAATTATCCAGTAGTTAATTATATGGTAAATTTACCAAATGTTGATACAAATCTACGAAAAGAATTAAATATACCAGAAGATGCAATAGTATTTGGACGACACGGGGGAGCGGACCAATTTAATATTGATTATGTACACAAAGCTGTAGATAAAATAACAGATGAGCATACAAATGTTTATTTTGTATTTGTAAATACAGACAAGTTTTGTAGAGAAAAAACAAATATTATTCATCTGGGAAAAATAATTGAATTACACAAAAAGGTAGAATTTATTAACACATGTGATGCTATGATTCATGCAAGACAAATGGGTGAAACATTTGGGGCAGCTGTTTCAGAATTTTCAATTAAAAATAAACCAGTTATTACTAATAGACACGGCCATGATAAGGAGCATTTAAATATTATGAAAGAAAAATGTTTTACATATGAAAATGAAACTGAAGTATATGATATTTTTAAAAAATTTACAAGGGAAATAGCTGAAATTAAACAACAGGATTGGAACGGATACAGAGAATATACTCCCAAAAAAATAATGGATAAGTTTAATGAAGTATTTATTGAACCTTGTATGAAATAAATAATACGCATTAGGTCAGATTACACATTTGGAAATTTTAAATCTTCAAATGTGTAAATTAATTTACTTCTTTTTAATTTTATATAAAATATTAAAACATTATTCTTTATTCACATATGTTTAATAATAAAATTATTCTCATAAAAAGTTAACCATTATATTGAAATTTAAAACGCCGATTCTTTGCGTTTATATAGTATAAATAAAGTAACTTGTTTTAATATAGTAATGAAGTTTCATTTTGATGAAAAACAACCTACACTTTTATGTGAAATAATGGGAAGACACAGAAGTGATAAAGGAAATATTAACATTATGGCTTCTCACCACAATTATACAACCTTTTATTATAGTTTATTTAAGAACTTATGTGAGAAAAAATTGAGAATATTTGAATTAGGATTAGGAACAAATAATATCAGTGTCCCTTCAAATATGGGCTGTAATGGAAGGCCTGGTGCTTCTTTATATGGATGGCAAGAGTTTTTTCCTAATTCTGATATATTTGGAGCTGATATTGATACTGGTATATTATTTAACACAGATAAAATAAAAACATTTTATTGCGATCAAACAAATCCACACATAATACAATCTATGTGGAATGAACAAGATTTAAAGGAAAATTTTGATATTATTATTGAAGATGGGTTACATACATTTGATGCTAATGTGTGTTTTTTTGAAAATAGCATACATAAATTAAAACCAAATGGATATTTTATTATAGAAGATATTCTTAATTATGAGGAATCTTTATTTATAAATAAGATTAAAGACTGGGAGCTCCAGTATAAAAATTGTTTATTTACATTATTGAAAATACCATCATTAGTAAATAATGGTGATAATACGTTATTAGTAGTTTTAAAATCGGAATTTTAAATGTCCAATGGTGTAAAATCAATTTTGGTAGTCTTACTTTTCTTTCTTTTTTGTGTATTTAAAGAGGTGAAACATAATGGTCGTTCTGTTTTTTATCCAAGATTGTGTTAATTTAATTATGTTTATATAAGAGTTTGTATATATTGTTTTATCATTGAACTTTTATTTCAGACGGATTTTATAATATATCCAATTTCATTACATATTTGATGTATTTTATAATTCAAATTATTATTTTTTAAAAAATCATCTACTGCTTTCCGTTGTCCGTTCCATAAAAAATAGTCGTCAAATACAATTATGCCATTTTCAACAACATTGTTAAATAATTCATCTAATTCTTTTTTTGTACTATCATACCAATCAGTATCTAATCTTAGATATGCTATTTTATCTGGAATATTTGATGAACAACTTAAGGTTTCCATAACATCGCCAACAACATAATGTAAATAATCTGCATTATAATTTGTACATTCTATATTATATTTAACTTTATCCAAGGGAGTATAACACCAGGCATTTGTAGTATTGTCAATTATTTTTTGTTCCCAATAAGTAGTTAAATTTTTGCCTAGAAATTCATCCTTCATATAATCTGAACCATTATAGTCTTTGCACATATAATCAAACTCCGTTGGTTTTGTTAAACCCTTAAAAGTATCGTACATATGAATATGACGCAATGTATTATATTCTTTAAATTTTGAAATCCACATAACCTCTTGCCTTCCTGTATCAACGCCACATTCTACAAAGGCTCCTTGAATGTTTTTTTTCAAAATATCCTCAACTAATGCGCGTTCAATTTCCATTATAAAATAGTATAATATAATATATTTAATTAATAGTATAACATATTATATTATTAATTAAATATATTATATTATACTATTTTATAATGGATAATAACATAATTTTTGTTACTGCTTATAAAGATATTGGACGTTCTAAATGGTCTTCTATTCCTAGAACAACCGAATCATATTGTGATAACTTTTACAAGTATGCGTCGCGTATAAATTATAAATTGTTAGTATTTGTGGATGAAACATTAAAACATTATTTACAAACGCAATATACATTACCATCTAATGTGATGTTTTATGATATTAATATACGTGATACATTTTATGACAAATACATAGATATAGAAAAAAATATTATTAACTCTATCAATTATAAAAATAAAATACCAAATGATAGAAAAGATTGTCCTGAACATTTATACGCTGAATATAACTTGGTGAATCATAATAAAATAAACTATGTAAATGAAGCAAAAAGACTATATCCAGATTATAAGTTTTATTCGTGGGTAGACTTTGGTATAACTTTACCGAATAATTCAAAAATATTCAGTTCATTAAATGTAGCAAGTATGCCATCAAAAATTATATATCAACATGTTAGTTCAAATCTTCCAGAAAATAAGATGTATATTTTACCTGAGAAAGAAAGTGCCACTGATCCTAATAATATGCTATCATCACACGTTATATATTTTGCTGGTTCTATATTTATAGTTCACACAGATATGGTTTCAATATATGAAAAATTATATGATGCAAAATTAGAAGAACTACAACAAAAGAATATTGTTGATGATGACCAAAATATAGTTTTACAAATATATTTAGATAATAAAGATTTGTTTTATATGCCAAAAGTAAAGGATAATCCCAATTTAAATATTCCACTGGGATTAAATGAATGGTTTAAATTATATGAGTTTTTTTGAAAAAATATCTGTGAACAACATCTCAAACTTATTGTCATCAAATGTAGGTGTAGAAATATTATATATTTTCACACGTGCGTCGGCGGATACATAATTTATATTTTTATCAAAACAACTATCACAAACAAGTACAACAATAATTTTATATTGTAGATTTGGGTATTTTTCATTTAATATATTGCTTAAATTTTCAGCATCTTTTATATCATTTTCCAATTTTAAACCTAAATTACATGTTTCACTATGATGATGAAATGCATGACCTTTCCTAATAAACACCAACTCAGTTTCAGTATTTCTTAATAATTCAGATAATCTGGCGCATCTTCTAATCATTGTTTCAGTATCTTCAGGAAAATTATTATGAACAAATGAATAATTATAACTTGTATTAATTTTATTATTATTAATTGGTATAAAATCTTTGAAATCATTTTTTATAATTTCAGAAACACCTCCGTACGATACAGACCAGTCAAATGGTAATGAAAAAAATCTTAAATTATATTTTTTTAATAAATTAGCTAAACCACAATCAACTCCGCATGGAATTATATACATTTAATTATATATGTAAAAGTATTTATATAAATATAAAAGTATTTCTTATAATATATTATAATGAAAATTTATTTTAATGGGTGGTTTGGTGGATTTGAAGATAAAACAAATCCAGGATTACAAATAGATTTTTTTTTGAGTTTATTTGAGAAAGTATATGGAGAATTATGCAATAAAGGTAATATAGAGGAGAGTGAAATTTTATGTGAGTTTGATATGTTAATAGATTCTGCTTCGGTTGCCAACAAAAAACAATGGAAACATACTTATTTATTCTCTGGCGAGTCTACATTAACATGCAACAAACAAGATTATACTTGTGTATTATGGGGTGAACGTAATCATGCAAATGTAGTAAATGTCCCATTATTTATACCTTATATTTACACCAACAATTTTATTAATCAATTAGAAACAAAAAAGGATATTACGTCCGTTCCAACGAATGATGTATGTGTTATTATATCAAATCCAAGAGGTAAAGAGCGAACCGAATTTTTAAATCAATTAGAAAAACATTTTAAAGTATGTTATGCTGGAGGATATAAAAATAATATTGAAGGCGCACTAAAACCACAATATAATTCAAAAGAATATCATGCTTTTATAAATCAATTTAAATTTATAATTTCTATGGAAAATAGTAGAGAAGATACATATATTACAGAGAAATTAATCAATGGGTTATTATCAAATATTATACCTGTATATTGGGGTTCTAATAAAGTGCATGATTATATTAATAAAACCCGATTTTTAAATTTGGAAAATATTAGTAATACCACTGAAATAATACAAAAAATGATAGAATTACAACAAAACCCGTCTGAATGGTTAAAAATGGTAAATAATAATGTATTTCCAAATGATGTAAATAAATTAGAAAGAACTATTGAAAATATTGCGAATGATATAAAGCGTGTTTTAAGTAATAATTGTTGGAATAGCATATCACATATATGCTGTGTATCTAATCCTGAGTTTGAACCAGAGAGATGTCAAATGTTGAAAGATTTATTCAAAGGACAAAATATTGATGAATGTTTTATCAAATATATTAGCCCCACATATAAACACACAATAACAAAAGAAATATATCATGCAAATATTACGGAACAATTAGTTCAAACTATGCGACCAAATCCTATGAAACTTGGTGAATTATCATTATTTTTAAATTATAAGGCAAACCTAGAATATATTGTAAAAAATTATAAGGATGGTGTGTTTTTAATATTTGAAAGTGATGTTATGTTAGGAAAAGATATTCAAAAATTTAACAACTTTTTAGAGACTATAAAAGATAAAAACTGGGATTTAATTCATATTGGTATGTTTGATAATGGCATATTTGATATTCCAACAATTCGTGGTATTACTGGTTATAGAAAAAATTATAATTTTAATAAAAATCTTGTAGAATATATTCAAAACAATACCGATAGTGGCAAAAAATATATTGAAGATATTACAAACGAAGCAGATATGTTTAGATTGATACGAAAATTTCATACAAGATGCACTGATAGTTTTTTATGGAAGTATGAGGCAATAGTATGTTTTTTAAATTGGATGAATAATATAGAAGCAAATTATGGTAGTCCTTTTGATTATTATTTAATTAACTTTTTTGAAAACAATATTAACCATAAACATTATTGGAGTTTAGATGAATTTTTCAAACAAGGAAGTAATATTGGATTAATGCCAACTACTTTACAATGTTAATATTATGAAGTATTATTGATTTTAATAATTCGTAAATAATCTGAAAATATTAAGAGAGATATATTTATAAATGATAGTAGGTATTATTGGAAACGGGTTTGTCGGCAAGGCTACCTTTCAATTAAAGTGCAAGGACATTGATATTTTAGCATATGATATTAATCCCGCGTCTTGTGTCCCCCAGGGGCTTGTTTTAGCAGATATGAACAAATGCGAGTTAGTATTCATCAGTGTCCCGACTCCCATGTCAAAGAACGGATCTTGTCATTTAAATATCATTGAATCTGTTCTAAGAGATTTGGCGTCCATTGATTATAAGGGATTTGTTGTCCTAAGATCTACTGTGCCAGTTGGAACTTGCGACAAGTTGAATTGCTATTTCATGCCCGAATTTTTAACCGAAAAGAACTTCATTGACGATTTTATTAACAACAAGGATTGGATGTTTGGCTTGCTAGGCAAACCAGAAGACGAGCAAATGAAGGAGAAAATATCAGAATTGTTTAGCTTGGCTCATGCAAACGACAGAATTAAGCATAATAACTTGCATTTTATCACGAACAAAGAGGCAGAGATGATCAAGATGTTCAAGAATTGCTACTTGTCGACGAAGGTCTCTTTTTGCAATGAAATCTACCAATTTTGTGAGCAAAAGCAGGTTAATTATGAGGTTGTAAGGGCCTTGGCGACTGCCGATGAACGAATCTTGCCAAGCCATACCATGGTCCCTGGACATGATGGCCAGAGAGGGTTCGGCGGGACTTGCTTCCCCAAGGATACCTCCAGTTTGCGTTATGAAATGCAACAAGCAAACATGACACCCTATATATTGAACGCTATCATAGAGAGAAATGAGCTAGTAGATAGACCCCAAAAGGATTGGTTGCTTGACAAGGGACGTGCGGCTGTGGATGAGTAAATCGCGTATTGTAAAATAAAAATAAATAAAACAAAATATTTATTTTTATATAATTTTATATCATTTTTATATGGTGTTAAAATGTAATGATTTCAAGATCCTTTAAGTTCCAGTATTCGCTTCCGCTATTTCCAGGAAGCGGGCGTCTCAGAATGAATGGAATCCGCTTTTGCGCAAGTTCCATTTCTGCGACCAAATTCCCGTCAATAATATTTTCAGGGACCTTGACAAATGGTCTCGCTCCAAGATTGATTTGCTTTGCGCGTTGTCCCAATACGCGCGCGCGCTCATACTTTGTTAAATAGGGAATTGTTCTGTGCAACGGATCTACGATAATATTGTCCTTGTCGCGAATAACCTTGGTAAGTGCGCTAATTTCTTCGTAATTATGGATCATGCATTCTGGATGATAATCTACTATGTAATTTTTTTTTATATCTCTATCAAATTTTTGTAAATAATCTTCATCCTCATCGTCCTCATCATCGTCGTTGTTTTCGTCATCTGACATATTATCAGATCCTAATATCTGTGTGTTAGAGGCGGATTTCGGAACAGGTGCTACAGGAGCATTCTCATCATCGCTAGCTTCTCCATCCTCGTCAGCGACGTCTTCATCGTCATCGCCGTCTCCAACAATACCTTCAACTTCAACATCGCTATCGCCATCACCATACACTTCATCATCCTCTTCCACGTCATCATCTAATATCCCGTCAGTAATAACCTTACCGATATTTAATTTGGGCGCAGACTTGACGGCAATTTGTTTATCATTTGTAAAATCCACTTCTGATTCGGCTACAGAATCAGCGTCCGAATCATTATCCTCGTCTGAATTATTGAAAAGTCCGTCTTCTATATCGCTCATTGCTACTATTATATAATCTATAGATAACTTTAAATAAAAAATCAATTTTTATTTAAAATGCATGTACAAGCTTGCGTATTCTACACCTTTTCATATTTACAATGCCAAAATATTTCAAAATTAATATGTGATGTTTTCCTATAGTAAATTGTTTATTTACAATAAAATAATGGATTATTTCCATCATCATTCAATACTTTATAATCAAGCGACTTCAAAAATTCAAAAATACGTTCCGTCTTATAGCCAAAATACTTCTCTGAGCAGTGATTTGTCTCAAGATTTATTAGTGGTTTATTTTCCACAATTAAGTTATAACCTCCTTCTAAAACAAATAACTCTGAACCTTCAGTATCAATTTTAATAAAATCAATCGGTTTATCATAAATTAAATCATCTAATTTTATCACGGGAATACTGCCTGTACTCTTCTCACATTCTTTTATATAATAACACCCTGAGTTTGAACCATGTTTAGCTATAGTACATTCTGTGCTTTTATTATGTACCCCCTTATTGTAAACTTTAACATTTTTAATATTATTCATTTGTATATTCTTTTTAAAAAAATCGTATGAATTTGGGTTTGGTTCAAATGCTATTACTTGTTTAAATAACCTAGAATAAGGAAACGATGTCGTTCCCACATGCCCACCAACATCAATAAAAATATTATTACATTCCGGGAACTTATCTAAATAAGATTTTACTATTTCTAACTCTCGTGGATATGGCTCTGACTGACCATTATTTATGCTTCGTTGAAAATCAATATCTTCAACAAAATAATTAAATCCATCCCATGATGCTTGCATTTCAATATATACACATATTTTTTAACCAATTTGAACGAAAATACCAAGAAAAATACAATATATACACAAGACCAAATCGTTGCATTATCCTTGTTTTTCAGTTTTCCAGCTCGTGTCGCATGTAGAACACAAGTAAATATAATCTATGTTTATTTCGTCATAACGGATGTAAATAATCTCGCGTGGCGTATCCTTGGTATTTGTAGTACAATCGGGGTTTGGGCACAAGATAGTATTGTACCTAGGAAGCGTTGGATCGAGTTTGGTATATTTATTGATAATATGAGTAAATGCTTGTTCGCCCTGATTAACATATGTCTTACTTACACAAATGTCATTTGCATGCAAATCGGCGGATTCATTGCCGCACTTTCTGCAGTAATAAACCAGTTTATTTGGATTATCCGCGTCAATCCGAATGTAATACATATTTTGGCAGACATTACAGAAGTGCATGTTATTAGCTATATATTAAGCTGATTATAATTATTTTAAATCAATTTTAAATAGAATGGTTAAGCCATTTTTGCTTTAGTCTCCATAAAATAGGAATACAGCTTGTTATAATCGAGTATAGTCGTCATGGAATAAAGGCTAGTTGTAATTTTTTCAGGTTGAGGGTTTTCCTTCTTGTATTTTTCTAAATTTTCCGCAATTGCGTCTACATTTTTGTGAAAATATTCTTTCATATACCCGTAAAAAACATCAAATTTGTGAGAAAACACGCGTTCATCTTTATTTATCATGTGTAGGTATGCAATTTCTATATTTTTATATTCAATAATACGCGTATATGGATCAAAATCCTTGTGTGCATTGGTTATTCCAGGTTCATTCAATAATGGATCTTTGCAGAGCAGGGTGCACAAGGTTAACAAGACAGATGATATCGTTTGGCATGAGGTCCATTGTTCACCTCTCCATGTATTCAAAAGGGAGATGCATACTTTGCCACACTTGTATAAATTGGGATTGAAGCGTATACCATCTCCATTTGTATAGTATGTTACCTTTGGCGGGCTATGCGGATAATCGGTCGGGTAATTTAATGAAAAAAAATAATACCCTCCAAAATAAGGTGTATCTTTCGGTCCCACTATCATAGCATATCCTTTCAATACTTCTACGTCGTCATGAACATAAAAAATCCCATTATCAATGAGAGGATTTTTCATAAGAGTTTTTACATCGCGCAATAATCGTATAAGAGTATCCTTTGGGATAACTTTAGAAATAGTTGGTTCTTCCATAATATAAAATATAATATATTAGTTTTATACCATTTATGCATTGATTTATTAATCATAATGGTTGTTTCCAATATATTAAATCTTAAAAAAAATGAAATAGAAATAAAATAATATACTACATTAATATACTACAAAATGACATCATATAAGGATTTGTCAGACTTTCTGTTAAAGCATAATGGTAAGAATGATTCCAAATCAACCCCAACTCATACACGGATTCCAGACAAGACGCTACAAATTTATGGCGGTGCGTATAATATTCCACAGGACGAGCTACCCGCGTTCTTTGTCTATTATTATGATAAGGTGTTTGTAAAGAATCATATGGAATATTTAACTGAGAAACAACTGGAGTCTGGCGGACCGATATTGGTGGATTTTGATTTTAGATATAATTATGAGGTGGATACGCGACAGCACACGAAGGAGCATATTCAAGATATGGTGTTGTTGTATTTGGAGGAGTTGAAGGGGTTCTTCACGTTTGTTGAAAATGTGGAGTTCCCCATTTATATCATGGAAAAGCCCAAGGTAAATAGATTGGATGACAAGTCCTTAACCAAGGACGGAATTCATATGATTATTGGCGTTCAAATGGATAATGTCATGCAAACCATGTTGCGAAAAAGAGTTGTTGATAAAATTGCGGAGATGTGGGATGGATTGCCAATTACAAATAATTGGGGTGCTGTGTTGGATGAGGGCATCAGCAAGGGAAAAACCAATTGGCAGATGTATGGTTCGCGAAAGCCTGGAAACGATGCATATCAGATGACCCAATATTTTGAGATTAAGTATGATCCAAATGATGGCGAATTTATGGTTGAAGAGAAGCGTGTTATGGATTTTGATATGTCAAAGAACCTATTCAAATTGTCAGCGCAATTTCCGAATCATCCAGCGTTTGAAATGAACCCAGCTATTGCCGAGGAATATATGCAAATGTTGAGTGGCGACAAGGGAAAACCTCGCGCAAAAATGACTAGTAAGGCAAAGCTTCGTTTGTTGTATGATGATGACGAGGCTGATGACATGAGCGGTGATATTCCGTTATCATCTATTACAAACAAGGATGTTCTCGTGCGCGCAATCAATAAAATCTTGTCTACGCTGACGCCCGCGGAGTATTTCGTGAAGGAGACACATGAATATGCGCAAGTCTTGCCTGAAAAGTATTATGAGCCTGGTTCGCATTTGTTGAACAGACAAGTCGCGTTTGCGTTGAAGCACACCGATGAGCGTTTGTTCTTGTCGTGGGTGTTGCTACGTAGCAAGGCGTCCGATTTTGATTATAATAGTATTCCCGAATTGTATAGTGTCTGGAATAAGCACATTGATAATAATAAAGGATCTGGTGTAACCAGAAGGTCGATTATGTACTGGGCAAAACAAGACGCACTTGAAGAGTTTCAGCGCGTCAAGGAGGGCACCGTAGATAGTTATATTGAAGAGACAATCGCATCTCCTACTGATTATGACCTTGCCATGGTTCTTTATAACATGTTCAAGGACAGATTCGTTTGTTCTAGTTTGATTAGCAAGCCGTTGTGGTACACGTTTATTAATCATCGCTGGGAACCAGATCATGGCGAAACATTACGATTGTGTATTTCAAGAGAAATGCATAGCGTGTATCAAAAAAAGGTTGACCAGTATACGGATGATTTGAAGCGTTCTGGTGATAATCAAGATCCTGAACGTGCTGAGATGTTCAAGAAGAGAATGAAGAGTATCTGCGAGTTGCAGATTCGTTTGAGAAAAACCAATGATAAAAATAATATCATGAAGGAGGCGTCTGCGATCTTCTATGACAAATTCTTTACTAGAAACATGGACGCCAATAAATACTTGCTTTGTTTCACAAATGGCGTCATTGATTTTAAAAACAAATGTTTTCGCGATGGTTATCCTCAGGATTATATCACAAAGTCAACTGGAATTCCGTATAAGCAGGCTGATGTTGTGGTGGATGCCGAACATATAAATGGAATTCAAACCTTTATGAAGCAGTTGTTTCCAGTGGAAGAACTATGCAAATACATGTGGGATCATTTGGCGTCGTGTTTAATTGGCACGAATTTGAATCAGACGTTCAACATTTATCGTGGTAATGGAAGCAACGGAAAGAGTAAGTTGGTGGAATTTATGAATCATGCGTTGGGCGAGTATGCTGGAACTGTGCCGATTACATTGGTGAGCGATAAGCGTCCTGGTGTTGGTGGAACCTCAAGTGAAGTTATCCAGTTGAAGGGTCTAAGATATGCGGTAATGCAAGAGCCGTCGAAAGATACTCGTATTAATGAAGGTGTCATGAAGGAGTTGACAGGTGGCGATAAGATTCAAGCGCGTGCATTGTATTCTGCGAGCGAGACGTTCACACCTCAATTCAAGTTGTGTGTTTGCACCAATACATTGTTTGAAATCAATAGCAATGATGATGGTACATGGAGACGTATTCGTATTTGTGATTTCATGTCCAAGTTTGTGGATACTTTGGATGAAAATGAGCCGTATCACTTTCTGAAGGACCTGGATTTAGATAATAAAATTATTGCTTGGGCGCCCTTGTTTATGAGTATGCTAGTTAAGCGTGCATTTGAAACAAACGGACACGTGGAAGACTGCGACATAGTGAAGGGATCGTCTAACAGATATCGTCAAGGTCAGGATCATATTGCGGCGTTTGTCAGTGAAATGATTATAAAGACTGACGTCTCATCCGACAAGGTATGCAAGAAGGAGTTGGCGAACGAGTTCAAGATGTGGTTTCAAGAATCACAAGGTATGCGCAAGATGCCCAAGGGTACTGAGTTGTATGAGTATATGGAAAAGAAGTTTGGCAAATGGAAGCCGACTGGTTGGTCGGGAATCAAGATTGCCTATCCTGAAAAGACGGATGAGTTGATTGAAATGTTTGATTAAACAAAAAAAACAAACAAAAAATAAATATATTGTTTTTTTATAAAATTCGTATTTATAAAAAAATAATAAAATTAATATTATACTATAATGAGCGCTAAAATACATTTCATTACATATGCTAATATACTTTTTGAAAATCCTATGAATCGTGTAACTGCTGAAGCGCGTAATACAGGATGGTTTAGTACATTAACACCCTATCGCCCACACGATTTAAGCGCAGAATTTAGAAATAAATATAATGATATTTTAGGATGTTCGCGTGGAGCTGGTTATTGGATATGGAAATTTGATATCATTAAACAGCAACTAGACAAAATAGACAATGATGATTTTTTAGTATATATGGATGCAGGTTGTTCTGTTAATTCAAACGGCAAAAAAAGATTTGATGAATATATTGATATGTTAAACAATTCAAACGAAAGTATTATTTCATTTCAAATGAGTCATATTGAACACACATGGACGACCAAACAAATATTTCAACATTTTAATCTTGATTTAAATAGCGATTACGGCACCTCTGGGCAAATAAACGCGACTGTTCTAATTATGAAAAAAAATGAAAAATTAATGAAAATAATAGATGAATGTTTTAATGTATTAACAAGAAATAAATTTCTTTTCACAGATCATTATAATCATCAGAATCAAGAATCATATTTTAAGGATAATAGACACGACCAAAGTGTATTGAGTATTGTGCGAAAAATACATGGTTCTATTGTATTAGGTGATGAAACCTGTTTTCATCCATTTGGAAACGATATATCCTTACAATATCCATTTTGGGCAACTCAAAAACGTACATAATATTTCAAATTGTGGGGTTGTGGGATTTAAAAGTTCCCACCCTTGCGTTTTTACGATTTTTTACTCCAAATCCTTTTTCAAGAAATCGAAATTGGACATTTATAAATGTCCATTTTTGGATTTCCTAAAATACTTTTGAGAATTCGATGTTTTGAGACCATAATGAAAAATTAGCGTCTCGCGACCGAAAAAAAATAAAAAATTTTGTGATGCTAATTTTTTTATTTTTGGACGCGGATTCTTTAGGCACTTTTTTTGTCAACATACTTATATTGACAATGGTTGACAAAAAAAGTGTTAAAAATGTGCATGAATTTATATGCGAAAAATGTGATGTATTATGCAGTTCTCTATGGCTGTTTGAACGTCATAAACGCACTAGAAAACATATAAATGTTGACAAAATGTTGACATTGTCTAATAATAGCGTGTATAAAAGTGTAGAATGCATATGTGGTAAGACATATAATCACCGACAAAGCTTGTCCCTGCATAAAAAAAAGTGCTCAATAGTAAATCAGCCTGATGAACCTGTATCGCAACCATTCCCTATCCAGCCACTCAAGACATCGTCAGAGGATATGCAAATGAATATTATACTTGAGCTGGTTAAGCAAAACCAAGAGTTCAAAAACCTGCTAATACAACAAAGCAACCAAATGATGGAACAAAACAAGACCATGATAGAGGTCGCAAAAAATAGCCATGTAAATCACAACACTATCAGCAACAGCAACAATAATAGCAACAACAAGACATTCAATCTACAATTCTTCTTGAACGAGACGTGCAAAGATGCCATGAATATGAAGGATTTCATTAAATCCCTGGAATTGAGTCTGCCTGAACTAGAAAAGATGGGCGAGATTGGCTTTGCAGAAGGCATGTCTAGACTCTTTGTTGACCGCCTGAATAGTTTGGATATAACAAAGAGACCCATTCATTGTAGTGATGTCAAGAGAGAAATAATCCATATCAAGGATGATAACAAGTGGGAAAGAGACAATGCAAACTTGGACAGACTGAGAAAAATTATTAAGCAACTTACGCACAAGAATATTTTGCGAGTGGATGATTGGAAAAAGGCGAATCCAGGTTGCACGGAATACAACAGCAGGAAAAACGATCAATACTTGAGAATCAATATGGAAGCTATTGGTCCAGTGGATGACGGAGAAGTGAAGAGAGACTTTGGCAAGATAATCCGTCGCGTAGCCGAGAGCACGACCATTGACAAGAAGTATTTATAAGCGCTGGCGTGGGTTGTGGGTCCTCTCACCCTATAGTATATTTACAAAGGACTTAAAGACTTGGCGACTATATATGTAGACAAACTATAAACTATTTATATAATAATATGCCATTTTATGCAGTTGCAAGCGGACGAACTATTGGAGTTTTTTCAACGTGGGACGAGTGCAATCGCGCTGTCAAGGGATATAAAAACGCCTCATATAAAAAATTTGATACGAAACAAGAAGCAGAAGAATTTGTCGCCAATAACGGAGTGGTACAAGATACGACATCGTCTGTTGGTGAGTTGGTAGATTTTGAACCCGACTACTATGTTTATACCGACGGAGCTTGTTCTAAGAATGGAACGCGTGCTGCATCTGCAGGCGTTGGCATCTTTTTTGGAGAAAACGACCCGCGCAATCTATCAGAAAAGCTCGTTGGCAAACAAACAAATAACCTTGCAGAATTGACAGCTATTGTGAAAACACATCCTATTATTCGTAGAGACCTTCTTTCTGGCAAAAAAGTCGCCATCGTTACAGACTCAGAATATGCCATAAAATGTGTCTCTACCTATGGCGAAAAGTGCTATAAACAAAACTGGAATGTTGATATTCCAAATAAAGAATTGGTCCAGACCGCATATGAGCTTTATAAAGATGATTCCGATAATGTTCGATTTATACACATACGCGCACATACTCAGAAAACGGATATTCATTCCATCGGGAACGACCAAGCGGACAAACTAGCACGGCTTCATGTTTATTAAAATGATATAAAGTGTTTGTCTTATCATACAATAATATAATTATTATATGATAAAATTCTTAGCAAATCTTATAGGTGTACACGAGTTGGTTGTTCAACTTGTGATTTTACCTTATACATACTTACCTCAATCTAAAGAATTAATGCTCGATGTACGAAGTTATGTCTCGGATTATCGTATCATAGAGAACGTATATGCATTTGATTATAACGATACTATCCTTATGACAGACCTTGTAAATTTTTGTGTAAACATGGATTGCTCTCTACAACAAAGACGCCTGTTTGTGAATTTGTATCCACTAGACATGTACCTTCAAACTGGATATTTCCCAAATACAAATATGGATAATCACGAGCGTAGAGCGCGTCTAATTTGGGGAATATTGACACGCGAACAACGCACCCAATTTATAAATGAATATATTTTACATAGTGTTTAAATCGACAAATACACATTCTTTGGGAAAAAAGACCCAATATACTCCCACAGCTTGATAAGCGCAATGGCTACATACTTTGCCAAAAATATATACAATGCTAAAAATACAACAACCGCTATCCGTTTATATTTCGTCATTTCGGTTGGCACTAAAAACGATGATACGACAAATGTAATCAACAAAATAACGTATATTGCTAAGTAAATGTTATACCACCAGTGCAAATCGTCCAATTCTTGGTCCTCATAATATGTTTTTCGGTCGCTCGTGGAAATATCGTTCAACGTATCCTTAAGACGAGTCTCCAAATCCTTATTTTTTTGCACAAGCGTCTGATATAATTCTTTTGCATGATTCACATTGATAAAATCAGACTGATATACATTGTTAAGAACCTCTGAGTTATTTACTATATCATTAAACATCGTGGAATATTTTGCAGTAATTTGATTGGCGACGTCGCCAAGTTTTCCTTTATTAAAATCATTATATCCGCTATCTCCTTTGGCAAACGTATAATAATTTTTGGACGTAGAGTCCAAATTATCCGTCCCGTTAAACAACCCCATTTGCGCAGATTGATAATCACGTAGCAATTCTTGTTCTTTTTTTGCGCGTTGACAAGCAGCATCACATGACAAATATGCTTGTGCTTGTTGAATAATTTTATTTGTTTGCGCTGATGGAGAGTTAGCTGCAAGGATACTATCATATTTTGTTGCTTGTTGTTGTAATAATTTTGCGGATTGTTCATCACAAGATGACATATTATATATTATATTATACAACTAAAAGATTTTTACTTGTATAATGTTATTGAAAACTGAAACGGCTAAACTAGGATAAGCCAACACCGCCAGGCGAGCACTGAGTAGTAGTTGTAGAGACTTGAGGAACAACACATTTACCTATATCCTTGCTCCAAAGGGTTCCATCTTGGCAGCAATTTTCACCAACACACGACATCATACTTGGCAACTTGAAGGCATTTGTAAACGTCCCAGTTCCCATTTGTGGCGCACTATTTATATTAAAATTCCAGTTATATTCATCGTACACCATGGTGTCCCTAGAATAAATTGAGACGATTGTTATAAATATATAATATAAACTAGTAACACTAATAATAAACATTAACATAGAATAAAGCTCAGAAGGCAACCCTGGAAAATAAGTAGTTATGTTAATAACTATAGCAAATGCAATAATCGTTATAATTAATATTTTCACGAGGTGTGTCCACTCAGCATAAGACGCGCTATAGTATTGATTGATTTCTACTATTCGTAGTTTATTTTCTTTTTGTGCATTAATATATGCTAAACGCTTCTTCGCTTGTTCCATTTCTTTGTCCATAATAGCGAGAGCATTCGTTTGCTGTTCCAACGTCTGAGAAGATCCCATTAAATTTTGACTATAATACGCATTTATGCTACTTAAAGCATTCATTAAATTTGTGCGCGTATCTTGAATTAATACAAGGTTGTTTGACAATCTTGCTTGCTCTTTTGGATCCTTTGCACTACTAATCTGCTCTATTAGTTGTTGTTCTACTTTTGATAATTTGTCTATATAATTAGATAATTCAGTATTTTTATCCTGATAAAGTTTGGTTGATTGATTGCTCATGATAGTATAAAATATAGTAAGATAATATTATATTTTATAACCTCGAATTTATTTTCAACATACACGAGACAACTTATTGAGTTTTTCTTAACGTTTTCACAACGGCTATACTTGTCATTACAGCTAAAATACACCACAAAATGTAGTTGTAATTCTCTTGTACAACAACCAAATCGCTATCTTCCACTATTGCATCTATATTTTTAAATTGCACACTTTTTGCTCTTTGCGACGGCGAGTTTATATCGTTGATATTAACAAAGGATTCCTTTTTAGATGCACCATTTATTGTTACTTCAACGGCCGTGGGAATTTTTTTATCCATCGTTTGATTATAAACCAAATTATTTGTGATATCTGAACTAGTATTTTGTCTAGTTTGTGAATGTTGTGAATCCCGTCTAGCTTGTAATACTCTATTCATATTGTCTATTTTTGCAGCTAAATTATCGGATATCTTCTTTTTCTCTTCAAAATCTTTCTTATATGCGAGGACTGGCATTTCTCCTACATGAGCAAATTTGCTACACAAGGAGGCACTGGTCATTGATTTACCACTTTTTTGATAATTACTCCATGATGTTGAATCCACGTTTACCACGGGTATTTCACATGACGAATTTGCACCAATTACTTTGGTATTCCGCAAATAAAAATCTGTCGCTGGATTGTTGTATTTATTATTTTGTATGACGCTTTTATCTTTTAAGAAACAATTGCCAAAACTTTTATCATATACATAGCCAAAACATTTTACATTATTATCGCATGCAGTTTGACACGATTCAGGCGTCTTATTCATCAACGGCATGCCTGAAAGATTATTCGAGAGAATATTTATGTTTTTAAATGGAGTATACCCATCACCAGCACCAATCATCTTATCTGGATATTCACTTAATATGCCACTATCATCTACGTAACCCATCTTGCCCAAATTACTACGTATACCAACTTTCGATAATTCATATACTGCCGTAAAATCTGGGTTTACACTCGCAATCTTACCATCATTTAAAGTAATCCAGCTATCATATGTTTCTATGGTATATAAAATAAGACTTCCATCCTGATTCATCCTTAGCTTCATTGACCCGTTTGTGGAACCTATCCATTCTGTTGCATTCAAGTACTCACCTACACGCATATAATTGCGTCCATATTTGCCCAAAGTCGCAATTGATTTGGGATTCCCGCGTTTAAATTGCTTACCATTTGTTCCACTCTGCCATATTAATCCTTGGTTATCATTTGGTCCAGTTCCTCTATAAATACACATATTTCCATCGTCTTGAAGGATTAGAAAAAATTGACACGTTGCAATTACGTCATTGCAATCCATGGTAATACTACCATTTTCAGTTGCACTTAATTGCTTTGAAGTCGTTCCACAATAATAATTTCCGATGAAATTCTTACCACATCCTGGTGCTGGATCCCCAAAAATAGTATTATTAATCCCTGTTGTAAATAATGAAAGACCTTTACCGACATAATCAGAAACTATCGTCGATATGGGCGAATATTCTTGGTTGGAAGTGCCATTTTGTAATATGCCATTTAATTTGTCTTTAACATTATTTGCTGGCACATTGGGAAATCTCGGCGTTTGACTAGAAACATTTTTCCATGCAAAACAATAACTACCAAAACGAAATTGACACTCTCGATTTGTTATTGTATTTGTGTATGTATTACAATTACCGCCGTAGGTTGCATTATCTAGGCGTATTGTCCCGCCCTGCTGGCAATTTTTTGCAACATTATTCGGTATTCTTGCACCAACTTTGCCCGAACCATTTGTCGCGCTTAACAATACTATTTGTCCTTCGTTGGTTAATAATGCTGACAATGAACCGCTACTACTGCTACTAAATAACACTTTTTCATTAAATACATAACCCAACCCTTTGCTTGTAATTTTTGCTTTATCATTGCCAACTACACAGGTGACCTTTTGGGTTGCGGTATTTGCATTTACCAAGCCAAAGTACTTATATCCATTATTCATTGCATATAACTTGCAATCATCATAATTGTCTATATTGTTGATAGCTGTCATTGCGCCAGGCACATTTGTATAACAACCCAAATATTTAACATCTGCGTCTGCAATGACACTATTTACATACATATTTGTGCCTTCGTTTCCGCAAGCAGACCCAATAGGTTTTTTGGGACCAAGTGAAAGTATAGATGGATGCTTTCCTATGTCTCCCAATCCAAAATTTAAATTGCTGACATCTGACTGAATTGGACAACCATTTATACCAGCGGTCTTGGATATGTCATCATATTGCTCAAAAACACCGCGGTTTGTCATATATCCTATTGCACCATCGCTTAACTTGACATTTTTATTTGAATACTTATTTATAATCGGATTTGTGCGTGAGATATAATCTGTTATACCAGCATTATATTTATTTTGAGCATCACTTGTCGCTTGGACAGCTGTTTTATATTGCGCGTTTAATTTATCCAGGTCAGACGCCATTTGGTCAGATACTTCTGTTTTTGTTAATATAGCATTAGATTTTTGCGCTTCATTAGAACCTTCTAAAGATACTGCCCCCATCGTTGTTGCACCCTCTTGGAAGGGGTCTGGCAACCATGCAGATATATCTACGATTCTAGTTTTCTTTATTGATTTTTTTTTAGAAAGCACATTTGCTTGATTTTTTATAAAGGCGGACCCTTGATTTAATGATAGACTATTCATTAATATAAATCAATAGAAAAATATTGAACTTTATTGATTTATGTAAAATAGATGTTAAGCAGAACAGCATGTATAGCTTTTTCCAGCTACAGGATTTCCTACACATCCAATTCCCTCTTCATATGTGCATACACTATCTGTAAAATAATAGTTATTTGTGCCCAGATTTGTAGCACAATAATTACACATCCAGTCGCATCCAGTGCCAGAACCTATTGAAAATGTAATACATTTATTACTATGACATACATCTTGGCTACAGACAAAAGTTAAAAAGGTAAAAATCTCAAGAAGCTTTCTCATTATAAATAATATTATTTAATAATATTTATATTGTTTTATACCAACGTTATAACATCGGTAGATATTATTGAATTGGAATGGAATATATGTAATATAATACAACAGAGCACACTATTATAAATGAAAACATTGACATATTTAACATAAATAATATGGCTGCTATAATTAACGGCACCATAACCATACTTATGCTCATACCACCAAAGAGCATTACTATTAAACATAATATCAGTGCCAATATAATAGTATATAAACGATAGTGCAACATTTGTTGATTTACCTCTAAAGATGTATCTTTCATATTTCCATTTATATTATCATACTCTAATATCAAACTATTAATTTCACCTCTTTGAGTCGCTAGGTCATTATAATCAGTTATTAAGATATCGCGCATCTTATTGTTTTTGTTCACCAACTTATCTAAATTATAATTTGGTTGACTCTGTACGGCATTTTGAATTTTAGTATTTAATGTTATTAATTGTCTATTAACCTCGTCTAATTTACCTGTTACATATTTTAAACGGGTTAAAATTGCATAATTACCTGGACTTGTTTGAACATTTCCATCTCCAGTACTCAATCCGCAACCTTGGTAGCGCGGTACATAAATTGCGCCAGAACATTTGGGGTTTGAACTACATGATGCTTGACACATATCAATCGTTTTCTTTTGAGAGATATTCAGCCAGGATGTTCCAATATATATCTTATCTTTTAACTGAACATACTCAGTACTACCTGCTTTTAATACATCCTTATAATCTTGGGATAGTTGATTATATTCCTTCATTTTTGTATCATATTGTAATTGTAATGATTCCAACGTTTCCAGTGTCATTAATATATAGAGAGAAATAAAGAAATTCTATATATTATCATTTTGCTTAAATAAAATTGTTTGGGACAACAACCCTTTCCGTTGAATCAATATATCTTACTACAAACTTGTTTGCCGACGAAATGTTTTTGAAATTACAACGCCAGACAAAATTATGCCTAAAAAAATAGATACATTTGAAATATATTGAAGAACATATCTTTGTTTGTAATCATGTATCATTGTTTGCGCACCACCAACCTCTCCAGTAGCGTCCTCGTATTTTTTTTGTAAAGTTATGTTGCGTGCCTTTTCATCTGATATCTTTGTATTCAGTATCGTTGTAGACGCTTTCAATTTTTCTATTTCCATTTGAATATTATTGTTTATCATAAACAAACTCTTCGTCGCATTTTGCATATCTGTTCTACTGCTTTGATAACCTCGTGTGTATGAATCATCCTTTGGAAACTGCTTTGTTAAGATATAATATTGTTTGAAATTATCTAAATATCCTGGATATTGGTTTTTTAATGTCTCTATTTTACTTCCAAAGTCAATTGATTCAGTCATTACTATATCATGTTATTAATTTTTTATTTAAATACACAAACGATAATATATACTTTGAATCGCTGTTTTGCTGGGTCTTGTAATCTCGCAAATCTGTCCAGGGCGTAAACAAATCGCCTGAGCTACTGGGTCAAACCTAGAAATGTCTGGAAATTGCGTATCATCCGTAATATTATATTTTGTTTTGATTATGCCACGCTCATCATCGCTAATTACCCGATGAGGGGGCACCAACGTATGCTCGTGTATATTAAATTGTAAACGCTTGATATTCTGCACAACGATGAAAATCTTATCCGTTTCCCATACGTGTTTCAAAGTAGCCATGAGAGTATCATTCATCTCATCCTTTGTAATGATTAAAAGTGTATCTTCCTTTGTCAGTGTCTCTTCCAAGTTAAACAAATCATCTATCATTTCTTGGATATTTGCTGGACGAATCGCCTTTGCTAAATAAAACAGGATATACACCTTATTCTTTCTTCCTGTACGCGGATCTTCCTTACTTTTTTCAAGCAACATGTCCATTTGCTTGTTTTGGAACATAGTATTTACTTCATTCACGCTAAAATGTTCATAATCTGACACATTATAGTCGAGCTTTCTCATCAAGGCAATGATAGTATGCCTTGCCTTGTAGATGGATGAAATAATATTACTAGAATTCTGCATGATAGTATTATAATATAGAATGTTTTAATATATTTATTTCAATTTTAAAATATTCACCTAATACCCAAGATCTCGAGTCTAAAGATTTATTTGTTTGGTTTCACCTGATGCAGATGATTTATTATCGTCCATGGTGACACTCTTTGTTTGGGAACTGGATGACGATGACGAATCATCGGATTTCTTGTTTTCATCCTCCTCCTTTTCATCCAAATTTTCTACGTTTAATATTGCCGTAGTATCCTCTTGAGGTTCAGTCTCCTTCCTTTTTGCTGATACCTTTCGCAATACGGAAATCTGCTCGGTTTGTGTTAAACCGGCTAGTTTTTGCTTTGCATCATCGCCCAATTTCCTATATATTTCATTCAATTCTTCGCTCCCAAAATCAGGTGAATTAGCTGAATCTGCTGGTGGCGGCGGAACAAAACTACCGCTACTACTATTACTCATTGTCTCACTTGGAGGTGGTATGGGTCGCGTATATCGGACGCTTTCACTTTCAGAATCTGATGCGGTATCTAGTTTACGCGGAATGCTGTCGGACGATATAGTACCATCTGGTGCCGAGTTGGGACGATATTCTTCTGAATCCTCTGACGGCGTATCTACTTTAAATGGAATGCCGTCGGACGATATAGTACCATCGGGTGATGAGTCTACTTTGTATTCCGACGATTCGGCATCATCGAAAGATGGAATATTTTGAGGCCCGCGCTTACCGGATTCTTTGGAGAACAACTTATCTATGGTTCGTTTGTATTCTCTAACATATTGATTAATATAATCATCGCCCTCTTTGCCTTTGCTACCCTGAAACTTTACCTCGTCATTTGTCACCTTGATAATATTGTCTGAATAAGACATGGACATTAACGTATCTACATTCTCATTGGTAATAATCCTCATTTGAATATTCATAACTTGCAATTCTTGAATTAGTAGTTTCAAACTATAAGGAATGCGCAATATACTAAACGACCTGCCATATTGGCTTACCATTTCCAATGTCATCTTTCCATCCATTGTTGTATGGAATTTCACGGGACCATCCGCTCCAGGACTCAAGAA